CATGTCATCAAACACATTATAACTCTTAATTTCAGAAGATGAGTTTGCAAATATATGATTTAAGTATGCTTCATGCTCATTATAGATTTCCTCTTCGGTCATATCCGCATAATCAGAAAGCCTGTCCTTAACTGGGAATCCCAATTTAACAAGTTCAAGTACGGCACTCCATTTTTTCAGCTCAGAGATATAGCCATCTAAGTTTTCGGTTTTAACATATCCCATTGCTGCTGATATAGTGTCGTATCCTCCATATTCAAGATACTTGTCTCTTAATTTGTCATGTTGTTCCAAAAACAATCCAACTGTGATTTCGTCTAATGCCTTTTTCTTTTCTGTTAAAACAATGCCACTAGCAATTTCCCAATATACTTTCCATACATTATTTGAAAAACTTTTATTTTCAAGGCTGATATCGTAAATTAATTCTGGTTCTTTATATAAAATGGCAACAATATTGGCTTCTGCTCCAAGCTTGTATTCCAAAATCTTTTGCGCAACATCTATCTGCTCTTTTTCAAATGCCGTAAGTTTTGTTTTATTCTTTTCTGCCATATAACCAATTGTCCTCTACCATAAATGCTTTAATCTGTCATTTGTCTTAATTTCTTTTGGTCTAAATGTCGCCGAGTAATTAGCAACATCTGAAATGTCATAGCTTTCAGCTTCTTTTCTAGACTTTTCCATCTTTTCCATCTTCATATAAACATTGTTCAGGTTATCTTCTACAATTCGCAATATGTAATTGAATTTGTGATTTTCATCATTAAACGACATGCTCATCAATTTCTTTTGAATTTCTGGTTTGCAAAATTTAAATGTATTGAATATCACATCATAAGAATAGTTGCCATAACCTTCAATGCTGTTATTTGCAATGTGTTTGCCGTTTTCCAAACCTCTTACTTTGAGAACTTGATTTTTGCTGAGTGTTACACCTTCTTTGTATCCAAGAATATCACGTTCGATATATGCATAAAGAGGTTTCCAACTTTTACTTTCGCAACCACACGAGTCCTTATTCCCGCTTCTTAAATAACTGCCTCTAACAACCAATTCATTTCCGCAATCACATTTACATAGCCATTGCCTTTCTTTTTTGCCCTTTGGAGAAATATGGTCTTCTGCAATTTCTACTACAACGAGCTTACCAAATCTCTCGCCAGTCAAATCTTTATACCTTCTTGCCACAGTTATTTCTCCTTTTATTTACACCATAACTACCTACAACATTTTTAATTGTAGGTAGTTATGGATTTTATTAAATGCTTTTATTGTTAAATTAATTATTATGCAATAAGAGCGAGAATTGCCTTGGCATCTTCAATAGAGTCGATTTCCTTTGGATTAGCATATCCACGTTCCTTACAAGCCTCAATAATAGGCTTGATAACATTCATATCGCTCTTATTTGCTGAGATAAAGTCTACAATGTCTGCGACAATATCATTAACTTCCTTCTTAATCTTTGCTTCTTCTTCCTGCTTTGCAATTCGCTTCTTCTCTGCATCAGCAGCCTTCTTCTGCTCCTTCTTTGCATCTGCAACAGAAATGCCAGACTTCTTCTGCTCAGCCATAATTGCATCAACGAGAGCATTAATGAATTCGTCTGCGTTCATATCAATTTCAGGAACAATGTCTGCGAAGCGAGAACCAGAGTCAACTGCATAGGAATCATCGCGGAACTTAATCTTGCGAGTCTCACCAGAAACCTTGGTAACTACCTCGTCCTTCTTGGTTGCAGCACTCTTACGACCAGTCTTCTCCTTTACAAGCTCACGGTCGATATATGCAAGACCGAGGAAGTGTAGATTCTTCTTTAGCGCGTTAAAGTAATTCTGCTGCTGATCTGAAGTAAGAATCTGATAGCTCTCACCAGAGACAACATCTGAGACATCCTTGGTCTTTACGTGACCGATAACGATAGCTGAAACGCCAACCTTACGAAGCTCGCCAATGGTATCGAACATAAGTTCCATAGCCTTCTTTTCGCCACGACCAAAGCCGCCCCATGCGCCATTAACAGTCTTAGCACACTTCTCTGGATGACCAGACTCACGACAGTCCTTATTAAACAGACGAATCGACTCTTCTTCTGCAATGGTAATAAGATGGTCATATGTATCAATAACAACGGCCTTTAGATTTGGATACTCGCTGGTCTTATTTTCGATGATGTCTTCGCATACGTCAGCAAAACCAGCGCTGTTAGTTAGCTCATCAAAATCCATGTTCCATTCTGGGCAGTTAATGTAATTAATGCCCTCAATAGCGTCAGCACCACGCTCCATGCCACATTCCAAGAACAGATAGCCGTCATCGCCAGCAAGCTTTTCACAGACTTCCTTAATCAAGGTAGTCTTGCCAACCTTTGACTCTCCAAGTAGACAGATATTATATGCTAGAGGGTCAAGATTTACATGATTCTTTTTGCCAAATGCCATAGAATACATTCCTTTCTTTTATTGTTTATAGGCAAGAGAGTGATGTTCTCTCTTGCCTTTTAACATATAACTTTATTAGTTTAATTACAGGTCGTTCAGCCAATCCATATCGTCGGCAGCAGAATTAGACTCTTCTTCTTCCCAAGGAGCAACATCTTCATCTTCGTCCTTAGTAAGACCATCAATAACAAGATCCTCCTCCGTATAGCGCTCTTCGAACTTCTGAAGAACTGGAACCTTGTTATCATCATCTCCAGCCATCTTTACCGATGGCTTGCGAAGAACCATTCTACGCTCACGACTACCATTAGAACTGCACTTGGCAAGAGCCTCTTCCTCCGTAAATACAACGTCGATTAGAGCCTTGATATCCTCTGGAATATCATCGATAGTAGCAGTTACAGTTGCGCCGCCTTCAATGAAATCGCCATCGAACGTCATCTGGGTTACACCCTTCTTAACCTTGAAGACCTTATCCATAATCTTCTTGCAAGCTGACTGGTCGCTAGGCATCTCAAACTCAAACTGGATATGATAAGGATACTGGCTTCTAATCTCTACGCCATTAAGCTCCTTAAGATAGTCAAGAACACGAGCATCTACGTACATAACACCCTTATCCTTGTCGAAATTCTTCTGGCTTACAGAATCCTTATCAAGAAGAATCGACTGAGTAAACGTTGCCTTGTACTTAGATGGGTCATCTACGCTGCTGAGGAAGATACTGTTAATTGACTTACGAATCTGAGTCTTCTCATTGTAGATAGAATACTTCAGACTGCCACGAACATTAATTACCATATCTTCGGTTAGATGCTTCTTGACGTATGCAATAGCATCATATTCGCTAAGGAACTTCTTAGGGAAAGTCTTACCCTTATCAGTCTTTTCGAGGCCTACGGTAACGAAGCAAAGGTCGCCAATCGTCTCAAGAATATCCTCATTGAAACGGTCATCCCAATCAATCTCGAAGCGATTATCGAAATCATCGCTACCATCTTCCTTCTTGCCATGAACATAAATGATGTTATCGCGCTCATCAGAATAACCGCCCATCATTTCTGCGTATACATAACCATGTTTCTCACCGCAGTCCACGCCAAGATTCAAGCTATTGTAAATCCAGCTTGAATTCTTACTCTTCTCATCAATCTTATAAGTGTAATCATTGATTCTTGGCACACCAATAAGAGTGAAGTTGCTAACCCAGTCTTTCTTTGCAATTGATTTTGCCATAGTCTTTGTCCTCCTTCGACACATTTGGCATATAACCTTATTAACAATACAAAAATTATTTTACACTCACTTTAAGCCCAAGTAAATACCTAAACTTAAAATTTTTCAAATTACTTCAAATAAAATTCTACTATGTGTGATACAAGTTCTCGCATATCACTGCAAATTCTATCACACATACACTCTAGCCACGGATGAAGACTAACATTGTTTTGATTTAATCCGATAACTGGTATTCGATATTCGTGTGCTACCGCTATTTCAATTGCCGCGCCAAGTGAACTTGGGTCATTAAAATTAACGACGATTAAATCAGAAGTGCGCACCTTATACAAGTCAAAGTTC